TTACTCTTATAATGTGACCAATAGAACAGTGGGGGATTTGAGAGCCACATCTAACGCAGTAGCAGCCGGCTCCTATCCATCAAGCGGAACCGCAAGAACTACTTTCACTTTTGGAACTACTTTCACTTGCACAGCAGGTGAATATCTGATGCTTGCAATTGAGCCTCAAACAACCTGGAGCTTGACAGAAACAGTTAATGTTCTTGGGATGGCAACTCTCGGAGCTACTGGAAGTAACGCAGCAGGAAGCGAAGAAATAATGTTTAAACAAATGCGAAACACAGGAAATGCTTCAATTTATTTTTTTGCTAGCGAGTTACCATTATTGTATTCAGGAATTAGTGGAACTACAATAGTTGATACTCCATATCTTGGAGTCATTGATACTTTAACTCTGATCCCTACTCCCTCCAAAGTAAGTCAGATTATTAGAGTGCCTCTTTCAAAGAGGCTGCTAAATTGTATAGAACAAATTGTACGAGGACCTAATTTTAGTGCAGTACGAGGAATAATGTTTTATCTGGGGACAGGAGATCAAACTGGAGTAGTATCGCCTACTGTGAATTGGGATCTTCATAGCTCTAATATAGGATTAAAACTATCTTGGCGAAATCAAAGAACATTTATTACATAATACTTGCATAATACTGAGAAAAATCAGATAATTAAATAGGGAGATTATATATGTCAAATAATGAACAAGACAACGATCACCGGGGCGACGTAGAGATGGCTAAGTGGCGTCGCAAGGTCGAGAGAATGGCCGACGATAGAGAGAATGCCGAGAAAAATCTACGGGGTTATCTGAAGGACGCTTTCGGTAAGGGCGTATCAGAGACACGTTTGAATATGGCTCGGGAAATTAAAAGCGCGAAGGATAACCCCTCAAAGCTTAATCCCGACGCGGCCGGGTACACATCGACTCAAGACGGCGAAATTACAGGGATGGAAGATTTCCCTTGGAACCGAGACGTTGAATAAATGACCAAGCAAGATTTAGGGGAAATGCTTGGCGCCTACAAGGATCAGATAGCTTTTCTAAAGGAAGAGCTGTCGGAGTCTCGTAAGCGCGAAGAAGTATTAAATGCTCAAGTCCAAAGACTTCAGGATGGTTTAATGAACGTAAGAGCCCCTGAAGCTTATAGAGATATGCGAATGGACTCTAGAGAGACTACCGTTAGTGAAGCCTCGCTAGAAGCTGCAAAGACTAGGGATACCCACCAGAAAATCCAGCAGCGTTACATTAATGCTATGGAAGGAGACATCATCACATCACAGCAAGACCTAGATGACATGATGAACTCTGTACTATTAAAAGCAAATAAAGTAGGTGCCGTATCTCTACATGGAAATAGTGAATCCTAATGGCAAGAAAAACTAAGCTAGGACCAAATCAGGCTCCACCTGGAGGGTCCCATGGGAAGTTCAATTTCCTAGATGATATTCCCCAAGGAGATCCGGCTATTGCTCCAGGAATATCTACGTACATTTCTACCATTAACGGAAATCAGCAAGGTAATCGTTGGGTTAGAATCTATCCTTGGATCGAGAACATTCTATTCAGCGCCGGCCGTCATTATATTGACGACATCCTAATCTCCCGATTAGCTAGAGACTCCGCAACCGGCGACCAGTCTATTGTAAGCGATGCTGTCCGTGATGTTCCGAGACCCGTAAACGACTTCCTTGGCCGGTACGTTGAAACTAATATTGCTCTCCTAACAGAGAACAGGCCCCGCCCACGGGTGACTGCCAAGAGCAATAAAGCCGAAGACGAGGACGCTGCCAGACTCTCAGAGTTCACCCTAGAGTATCTATGGGAAGCTCTAAACATGCCAGAACAGAAACGAGAAATCGCCCGGGTCTTATTGAACTGCGGGGTTGCTTGGTCAGAGATTTGGTATGATCCGATGAAGCCTCGCCGAATGACAGTTCCGAAAACGAGAACTGAGGCGTTTAGTATTCTTCCTGGCCCCGGCGGTCAGGTTCAACTTCCGTTACCTAGACAAGTTCCAATGTCAAAAAATGGACAGCCTGTGTATACGGAAGATGTTGAGTTCGGGGATATTACATCTAAGGTAATAAGCCCGTTTGAAATGTATCTTCCTAATGCTCATACCTGGGATGGCGATGACATGCCTTGGATCATGAGAGAGTGGTTTGCTAACAAGTACGACTTCGTTGACAAGTTCCACATGGGCAAGATGGCAATGAATATGAAGAAGAAGGATGGGTGGTACCTAGACCGGCTTGATTCGTTGGGCCAGGAAAATCTAATCAACCTTCCTATTTGGTGGTGGGAGAGACTGGTAAACATGGTTGAAGGGCCAGGGCCTTCGATGTATATGGGCTCTCCTGAAACGCGCGATGACTGGGTAGTTTGCAGATGGTTTGATAGAAGACCTTGTTCGAAGTTCCCGCGTGGACGAAGCATATTGATGGCCGGTGGTCAGGTCATTTATGATTCTCCTAAGGATCGAGGAGCTAGAGCATATGATCCGCGATGGCCGGATAGATGGCACCCTTATACACGCTTCCGTTGGGAGCCGATGTTGGGAAGCATCTACGGCAGAGCTTTAGTTACTAAGCTCCTACCCAAACTAAAGAGAGTAAACTCTATCGACATGACAATGATCATGTATCGAAGAGTTTGCCCTATTGCTACATGGATTGCTCCTAAGGGCTCACATCCGATTGAGGATTTGTGGTTCGGCCAGCCAGGAGGAATCTGGGAGTATGATGCGATCAGAACGGGTGGAAAGGCTCCTGAGCCTGTATTTCCTCCTGAGTATCCTAGATCAATGGTCGAAGAACGAACCATCCAGATTCAGGAAATGGAAGCTATAGCTGGAACTGAAGAGATCCTGCGTGGTCAAAGACCTGAAGGCGTAAACAGTGCTACAATGCTTGAGGTCCTACGTAAACAAGCCCTTGCAAGTCGTTCGTCAATTTTGCAGTCGTGGGACGAATCACTTCAAAATGAAGGTAGCATATTGCTTCAAGAGACTATCAAGCACGTCAATGAAGATCCGCGCTATGCTGAACGAATCAGGATTCTTGCTCGCGAGAAGTCTTCTCGTCTTGCTATTAAGAAGTTTTCTGGTACTGATCTCAGTGACAATGTTATTGTACGTGTTGATACAGTATCAATGGCTTCTGTGTCCAAGGAAGCCAAGGAACAAAAGGCCCTAGAGATTATGCAGTATTCGGCTGGTCTGGAGAACCTACCTCCTACTCTACGAGAGGCTTTGATGAGCCAGCTAGGCTTCGAAGATGCGATGAAGCCACAGGGACCGGATATCGACCGAGTAAAGAGAATCCTATCGTACATAAGATCAGAAGAGTACGACTGGATTATCCCAATGCCGGAAGACGATCCGTATGTATTCTGGGACTTCTTTGTAACGGAAGTCAAGTCGGAGTCGTTCCGTGACTACAACCAACAGCAGCAGTTTGTTTTGCTTGGATTGATTGATACATATAAGCAACAGATTGCTGTTAGAGAGCAGGCACAGATGATCCGTCAGCAGCAAATGATGATGATGCAAGGCGGAGGCCAAGGAGGCGGTCAGCCGCCGCCAGGAGGCCAAGGTTAATGCCAAATGATGAGGTAGGATTACGAGGTAAGGCTTGGGTCAAGGCAACACTCATTGAAAATGCCGATAAGAACTTTGTTCAAAGACTGTTCAAGACAGACTCCCCGCAGATGGATATAGGTGATGGTAGAATAGCTACTCATCAAATGGGTTGGGCAAACATTGGTGGAGGTGAGGGATCAGGGGGCGGAATGAAAACCATTGTATATCCTAACATCATTCAAGAAAAAGACAAGAGCCTAGTCTGGCTTCCGGCCCGGGAGGCAACACAGCACGCAGAGGACACTGGTGAGTATATTGAAGTAGGAAGCCCAGAAGATGCTGAGGAGTTATCTACCAAATATAAAGAGGTTCTACCTAATTTTGATGGTAGAGGAACTCCAGGGACAGGTGGCCCAGGTAGTAAGTCAACAGAAAACCCTAATAGTGAAGCCTACAAAATTATGATGAAAATGAACAAGAGAAAGCTAGGATTGATAACAGGACCAGCAAAAAATGGCAAGTAGTGTAGGACAAGCGGTTAGCGTTCTTCGGGGTAGCCGACCCGGCGACCGAGAAGACGCACAGGGTTTCTTAGATGGCATGTCTTATCATGCCACGCAAGCTCGTGCTAAGAGCGAGGCCCGAACATCTAGCAGACCACAAGCCTATTTGAAGAAATATCGCATGGGCATAAAGGTTTACAAATAATGGGTTTCATGTTCGGAACAGGAGCTGAAGCTGGGGCTGCGTGGTGGGAAGAGCAGCAGCGGCAGGTTACAGGAACCTCAACCAGTTACCTTTCACATAACGTAAGTAACCCTGTTTCTAGCACTAAGACTTTAAATAAAGCTACAGGAGTGTGGTCTATAAAAACGGCTGGAGGAAACTATAGCACTAGAAATATACCTATAGATCCTCGTTTAGTTGCCGGTCCTGGTTCTTATGCAGCCGAGAAAGTAAAGCAAAACATCGAAGACAGGAATCAAAGAATATATCAAAATACATCTTATGCTCAAAGAATAAAGAACATTACCATAGATCCATACAATCCTATAGCAACTCATCAGCGTGCCGTGGCGGAAATGAAAGCTAACATGAGAAGTTACTATTTTGAAGGGCAGCCATCGCAGAATAATAAAATAGCTCAAGTTACTCTATCTCGTCAAGCTGGGGATGAGAATTTGATGACAGGTAATATGTCTCTAGAGACTGTTAACCAACTTAAGAACTATGACCCGCAAAAGACACACAGCCAGTTAAGTAATCTTCCTCCTAATTATTATCTTGGTTTTGGTAACACAATAAAAGCTGCGGCTGGTGGTATCTCACAACAAAATGATTATTCTAAAATGCTTACACGATTCATGCACCACGGGCAGTTGGGAGACTTAGGGAGAGATACGGTAGCGGGACAGACGGCCACCGCCATGAAAGGCATACTAGCCTGGATTGAACACCAGAAAGGTATTTGGACTCAAATGCATACAGCAAAAGAACATATGCAACCAGACACAAATGGAGAATACCAGCTTGGTAATATGCAAGGTCAACGACAACGAGCCTGGGATCGTAGACAACTTGCAAAGCAAGAAGAACTAAAGAAGAAGAAGCTGGTTCGTGTAGAGACAGATGTACACCTTCAGAATGAAGCCAAAACACCAGAGATGTCTAACAGGGTATATTAATGTCATTTCTTAGTCATCTAACATCTAGCTTTTCAGGGGTGATGCCTACCGCGGGCGGTGCCGGTGGTGCCGCAAACATGTTTAGAGCCTTCTCAGCAATCACCCCAGCAGGTCGGAGTGCCTTGTCAAGCGGACAAGCTCAATTTTCTAATGCAGGTCAGATAGATTATTATGGTCCTAATTCACAGTGGCGTGACTACTCTGGGACGGGTCCTTTCTCTGAAGCTGCTCAGCCTACTAACGCAAACTTCCGCGGGCAGGAAGATATAATATACCGCCAGTTTATGGATTCAGGAGGAAGAGCAGGACCCAACGCGGAGATCCCTATATGGGATGTGAACGCTTCTAGAATAGTTCCTGTTATAGCTACGACCGATGGACAACCCCCTGATTATAGTAAATCACCGTGGGCGGCTGGAAGAAGAGGAGCACCGTCTGGGTTGACGGTTCAGAACAGCGCACGGACGGAGACGATGTGGGGCGTGTACTCAAAATATGAGAAGGCTGACTACAATATTTTCCAGACTCAACTATATGGAAGATATGGAGACACCGCCAGCGAAACTTTGCAGATGCACCCTGAATATTACAAGTCAGGAAACTACGGCATCAGGTTAGCAGACAAGTCTGCTGACATGGTAGACAAAAATTTAAGTTTGATAGACGCCCCTGAAAATCCTCATTATGGTACCCCAGAAGGGGAGAGAAATTATAGTGAGCGTAGACAGGAAATCTACGCACAGGAAATGGTATATGATCCTCTGGCACGAGGCCAGGGCAGTTGGGGTCTGCGGAATTTTGGCCGGACTAGAATGAATAATCTTATGCACGGTCTAAATGTGGACGGCTCTTTAATTACTACTGGCAAGTATGCTATGATGAATTATATCCCTGACTACTCAAGACCTACTAATGAGATGGCCGGAATGAAAAATAACTCTTGGATGAAACGACTACATCAGGGAACGTACAAGGAATCTCATATGGGTGCAGATGTAGCTCCAACGATTAAGACGTTCGATAGCGGGGAGCAGCGAATATAAGGGGAAGGTATGATTTTGTTTCTTGACGACGACCCTGCAAGGGCCGCTCTGGCATATCAACGATTCACACCAGAAGATAGAGCAAAAGTCATTTGGTGTCAGACCGCAGAAGAAGCAATATGTACTTTGCGGGATTACAAGAAT